TTATTGAACAATGCGAAGATTTTGGCTCTTGGGATAACAAGGTATATTCCTTTGACAAAGAAAAGTTCGCCGAGTTGATTATCAGGGACTGTGCTAGTCTGTGTGAGATTGAAAGCCGTTCATACACCTATTCTTTCACACCTGCAAAAGCACGGTTGGCCGAATCCACTGCAAAGCATTGTGCCCACATTATCAAACGACATTTCGGAGTTGAAGAATGAAAAGACGTATTGAGAAACTTTTTAACGAGGCCGGGTTCCACAAGCCCGAAGTGGAACGATTGGGCATTGAACACAAGTTTGAAAAGTTCGCCGAGTTGCTTGTGAAAGAGTGTATGACAGTTGCTCGTGGTGCAGATGGGTTGGATGCTACACACGAAGCGTGGTATTTGATTAAACAACATTTCGGAGTTGAAGAATGAAAATTATTGATATCTTGCACGATATGGGTTCCAACCCATCACGCAATTATAAGCAACAAGTCCTCGAAGACAACAAAGGCAATGATGTACTCAAAGAAGTGTTCCGTTTGGCCTATGATCCTTTCACACAGTTCTATATTCGGAAGATTCCCCAATATACACTAAATTTGTCCGATCATGCGGCATCCCTGGAGTCCATGTTACCTGCACTATCGGACTTATCCAAACGTGTAGTCACAGGCAATGCAGCCATTGAACGGCTCAATACTATTCTGGAGGCTGTTGATTCTGATGATGCCTTGGTGATTGTACGTATCATCGGTAAAGACCTTCGTGTTGGCTGCACTGGCTCAACGGCTAATAAGGTGTGGCCTAACCTGGTCATGGAATATCCATGTATGTTGGCATCTGTATTAGATATGGGTATACTGAACAAGATTACCTATCCCGCAATGGCTCAACTGAAGATGGATGGTATGAGATTCAATGCCATTGTCCGTGGTAACTCATGTGAGTTCCGTTCACGTAACGGTAAAGAGATTAACCTACTTGGTAACCTTGAGCAAGAGTTCATTCAACTGGCCAAAGGCAAAGACCTGGTGTTTGATGGTGAGTTGGTTGTTAGTCTCAAGGGTAAGATTCTTGACCGACAAACAGGCAATGGTATTCTGAACAAAGCGGTGAAAGGCACCATTGGTTCTGTTGACGCCGCAATGGTTTGTGCCACTATCTGGGACCTAATTGATTATGCCGATTTCATCAAAGGTAAATCAACCGACACATACAAAACCAGATTTGATAAACTCAAAGCAATGGCTATGCCTAACAAGATTGAACTGGTCGAATACCAAATGGTTGAAAATGCGGCCGATGCCTATGCAACCTTCACATTCTACCATGACCAAGGTCAAGAAGGCATCATTCTGAAAGACCTATCTGGTATTTGGGAAGACAAACGTGCAAAGCATCAAATCAAATTCAAAGGTGAATTGGAATGTGACCTGCTTATTGTCGGCGTTATGCCAGGTACTGGTAAATATTCCGGAATGATTGGCGCCTTGCAATGTGAATCAGGTGATCACATCATTAAGGTTGATGTTGGTTCAGGTTTCAGTGATGAACAACGCAAACAAAATCCATTTGAATTGGTTGGCAAAATTGCTACAATCAAGTACAATGCACGCATCACGAATCGCCAAGGTGGTGAGTCTCTGTTCTTGCCAATCCTATTGGAGATTCGTGAAGACAAAACAGAGGCTGATACCGCAGATAAAATCAAATGATGCTTGACATACTATTTTGGAAGAGTAAAATTATCAAAAGACAACGAAAGGTAAACATGAGTAATATCCAACTGGTTGATCCTCGCAAGGACTTTGATGGTAATGATTTGAATATTGGCGACAAGGTTGCCTTCATCAAACCACATGATCGTCAAATGAGTAAAGGTGAAATCATCGACTTCACCAAACAAATGATCCGCATCAAAACGGGTGTTAAAAATCACTGGAAAACTGGTGAACTTCTTATTATGACTGAACTACGGGAGCCACGTGCAGTGGTTAAAATTTAATGGATAATTTCACAATTAATATTGCACTGTTTGGATTATTGGGTTTGGCTTTGGCCTGGTCCGATGTTGGTCTATTGGATAAGCCAATAAACTTCATTATCATTATGGTATTGGTTGTATTAATTCATAATACGAGCCGATGAACATATTTCTGGAATTAGTTGACAGCCATATTGGCTATGTTATACTAATCACGTTGATGGCACCTTTATGTTTTGCATTGGGTGCTTTGATCGGTTTCTATATCTTTTAAGGAATATTATGAAAGCATTTACATTGAACTCAGACTCCTGGCACTTCCGTTTGGCAAATTATGGTGAACGCCGTATTTGGTCCGATGAAGAAACGGATATCTGTGAGTACACACGAGCGGTATTGAAAGGTGCATTGACAATGTTTGCCTTGGGCCTTTTCATTGCACTTATGGCATTTTGGGTTAGTGCATCACTGTATAACATTTTTGAATTGGTGTTTAAAGATGGTGTCGAATTTCAACCATGGACTGTCATCTTCCTCACATTATCGTTTGCGCTCATGGTTACTACCGGAATCGTTGCGTTCAAAGAATGGTATGAAAAGCGACCACGCAAAGATGAACCTGAACAAGAACCTGGTTTCGTGAAGTTGGCATACCGCAAGTTCAAAGACAAAACCTGTGCCCGAATCGAGTTTAAAAATGAATGATGAACCATCAGTAAAAGAAATGGCAGCATTGTGGACAGTCTGCTACAATTTCATCAAGGACCAACGCATCAGTTGTGAAGAAACAATTGGTCAATGTGATTGGGTTATTGAAAATGCCTACGATCTTATCGGAGATATCTGTAATATCGTAGGTTACGTGGAGGAAGACGATGATTAATAATTGGGTTAAGGTTGACCGAAGCCAATTCAATGAGTTGCAAGAGGCCATTCAAGGAGCCGTTGAGAAATTAAACGAAATCAAGATCAAAAACAAAATGCTTGAGGATGAAAATAAGTTCCTCAAGAGTTTGCTTGAAAAGATGGCATCACGGCCCATCAATGATCCGATATCACCACAACCACAACCGAATACGCCACAATGGCCTTCAATTCGCCCCATTCAAATGTTGGATCAAGGATGTGCCGTATGTGGTATCTCAGGCGTTAATGGTTATTGTTGCACACGACAAAATTGTCCAACAGGTGTATCATGCAAAACAAACTCCTCAAGTTAGCCTATGATAAGGGTCTGTATGCTCAAGGCACACCAGATTCTTGGGACGAGGCTGCACTGCTAGCCTATGGTGAGGCTGTGGTTCGCATGTGTGCGGATCATATCCTCACTTCATCTGACCGCTACCGCAAAGAACACTTTGCCAATAAAGTATTGGAGATTATCAATGGCCAAGAAGAAACACCAACTGAAGTTTAATTATGCTGTGGGACATTACTGGGAAGGTGAATCGGGTTCTGTAGGTTGCTATGCCTATGGTTCTGAAGTCCATTATGGAACTGTCACAGAAGCCAATAACTTCCTGAACTATGTAAAAGCACAAGATAAGAAGGAACCTGTGAAAGAGCGGAGAGATCATCGCATCTTTATGTTGGTTGAAGTACCACAACTTTCGGAGTAATATATGACAATGACCTTTATTATGTGTTTTCTGGCGGCCTCAGCCAGTTTCTTTGTTTCGGTATATACATTCCGAAGTGGCTTCGTTTATCTTTCTGTGCTGAATGCCATGTTTGGTGTCCTGAATATGGCATTAGTTATTAAGGAAGTTATTGCATGAAGCTAGAAGGACCAATTCTTGGGTATGATAAAGATGGTAAGTACATCATTCAACCCAAAGGATGGATCTATACTCGGGCTTTCATTCTCTGTACTGACTGTAAGGAACCAATTTCTTCGGTTGGAGGTCCAAGGTATGGATCAAGGTGTGTTCCATGTTATCTGAAAACGGAACATACCTAGTTAGCCTCCGAAATCTGAGAAATTTGTGATCCGAATAAAGTGTACCGAAATATGGATCATTCTTGCCATTTTGTGTGAATTGTGTTATAATGCAACATCGAATAACGGAGTAAATAATGATCACCGCAAAAGAAGCCAAAGAACTGTATGACCAAAGTGGTCAAGAGGTTGCTGACTATTTGAAATACAGTGTTGAAGAAAAAGTGAGAAAAGCGGCCGAAGGTGGCAAACGTGACACTATCATCCACTTGGGTACCCAGGGTCCTTATGACTATCTTGAAAGTGTGACTACCCCACTACAAAGGGCGGTGGTTGAAAAACTTAAAGAGTTGGGATATCATACAGAGATTAAACTTTACGGTGACTGGTATGTTCCCCGTGGTTTAGCAGACGATGACGGTAATGGCCCAAAGCATATAAACTACGGCATTCACATTGGTTGGTAAGGAGTATTATTATGAGCAACCGCTTTGACCTCGAACAACAAATCTTGGATTGTTGGAAAATAACAGAAGATATTCCTATGATGGAAGCACAAGGCGCCAATGTGGCCGACTTCACTTCTTTGGCTTGTGTGTATGAATTCAAATTCAAACAACTTTGGGATACATTTGAAACCATGGTAAATAAAGGTAAAATGTGATGAACAAAAACGCAAAAGCCTTCTTGGTTGCGGCAACTGAGAAATATGGTCCTAATGCCACACTGACACGTGATAACATTCAGGATGTGGTGACGGAAAGTTCTGTACCATTCCCCTATTGGTTCATTACCAAACCAGAGTACCGTGCCGAACGTGGTCAATATCGTTTGCCTACGATTGAAGGGCATGTGGTTGCCGATGATGAACCTGAAACCACACAGATTCTCCGTCAGAAGAAGTTGTATGATGATTCTGATACGGCTATCCCAGAGAAACATGCAGGCTTTGTGCCATTTGGTTTCTACAAAGACCTCAAGACCATTGTAGAATCAAAGGACTTCTTTCCCGTGTTTATCACTGGTCTATCAGGCAACGGCAAAACCTTGATGGTTGAACAAGTGTGTGCCAACCTGCAACGTGAATGTATCCGTGTTAATATCTCTATTGAGACCGACGAATCTGACCTGATTGGCTCAAATACATTGGTTGATGGTAACGTAGTTTATCGGGATGGTCCTGTGATGACTGCAATGAAACGTGGCGCCATTCTATTGATTGATGAAGTTGACCGCGGTTCTAACAAGTTGATGTGTCTGCAAGGCATCTTAGAAGGTAAACCATATTTCAACAAGAAATCTGGTGAGTACATTCATCCAACCGAAGGCTTCAACATCATTGCAACAGCAAACACCAAAGGTTTTGGCTCTGAAGATGGTAAGTTCTTGGCACAGATTCTGGACTCTGCCTTCTTGGAACGTTTCTGTATCACAGTTGAACAAGATTATCCTGATTCCAAGGTTGAGTTGAAGATTCTTAAACCGATGCTGAATGATGATGACTTTGCGGATAACCTGATCAAGTGGGCCGATATCATTCGCAGAACTTATGCTGAAGGTGGCGTTGACGAAATTATCTCCACACGCCGATTGGTTCACATTGCAAAGACTTATGCTATCTTTAAAGATCGCAAGAAGGCAATCAACCTGTGTGTTGCCAAGTTTGACCAAGAAACCAAAGATTCATTCTTGGATCTGTATGCAAAGGTTGATGTGAAGGTTGCCGAAGCACCTGAACTTGAACCATTGGCTAATAATGAAAACGATGATGTGGAAATCCCATTCTAAGGAGAAACTATGACCTCTGTGAGACCTGCGCCAAAATACGAAGATGATAAAACCTATCCCAAATTCTTGGGAGGTAAACTGATTGAAGTATCAGGCAAGGTTTTGAATTGTAAAGAATTGGGCCAAACAAAGGTTATTTCCATGGATGAATGGTATTCTTTGCTTGAAAGGCTTGATAGTATGGAAGCTACCATCACCAAAATGGCCAAAAGAATTCATACACTTGAACAACACACCTTGGGATAAAGCTATGCGACTGAATACAAAGATTAACCGACATGAACGTGTGGCACAAGTTATGCTATCAGGTAAACCAGTATCACCTGAACAATTCGAAGAACACTTCAAGGGAACTGACCAAGAAGCCGTAATCTATCGGTTATCCACTAACATCTATAACATCCGCAAGGATGGTGGCATCATTAAGGTGATTAAAGATGGTCGCAAGGTCACGGGTTACCAACTGGTTAACATTGATGAATTCAATTCAGAAGGCCGATTCATTGGCAGGAAACCAAAACCTGTTGCTGTTGTCAAAGAACAACAAATTCTTGAAGCCGCATAAAGTTTGAATTTATTATTGCCATTTTGCGCGGATAGTATATAATACATTCATGTTTTAAAAGAAAGGTCTGTAAAATGATTTTGACTTCTGCGCCGCAAAACGAAGCTGTTCTGTCCAATGTTGGTGAGATTGGTGAATTCCGTATTCGCAATTCTGCCAAAGCGTTTAACATTCTGTCTTCGGGCTTGTATTCTAACAAGATTAAGGCAGTCATCCGTGAACTCTCTTGCAATGCTGTTGATGCTCATGTAGCAGCCGGTAAGAAAGATGTTCCGTTCGAAGTTCATCTACCCAATGGCTTTGAGCCTTGGTTCTCTGTGCGTGACTTTGGTGTTGGTCTGAACCATGACCAAGTGACCAACATTTACACGACCTACTTTGAGTCAACCAAGACCAACTCTAACGATTTTGTTGGCGGTCTCGGTCTGGGTTCTAAGTCGCCCTTCTCCTACACCGATAACTTCAGTGTGACCGCAGTCAAAGATGGTCGCAAAGGCATCTACACAGCATTTATCAATGAACAGGGTGTTCCTTCTATTGCATTGATGACAGAAGAACAAACAACTGAAGCCAACGGCGTTGAAGTTAAGTTCTCCGTCAATGAACGATTCGACTTTGAAAAGTTCCGTTCTGAAGCACGGAATGTGTTTGCTTTCTTTGAATTGCACCCAACAATCAAAGGTTACAACGAATACAAGAAGTTGGAACATAAGTATGAGACAAAGGACATTATTCCTGGTGTACACTCGTATGCTGATGGTTCATTTGTAGGCTCGTCACGTGCTGTTATGGGTAACATTCCTTATCCCATTGAAATTCCCAATGCTCACTTAGTTCTTGGTGATAATCTTGTCAAGTTGTTGAAGTGTGGTCTTGAAATTCATTTTGAAATTGGTGAACTGGACTTTCAAGCATCACGTGAAGGTCTCTCCTACATTGGCCCAACTATTGCGGCTATCAAAGCAAAGTTGCAAGCCCTCGTGCTTAAACTGACCGTACACCTTTCTAATGAAGCAAACCAAATTCCTAATATGTGGAAACGTTCTGTATTCTTGCATCAAAAGCGCCGCAATTCTCTGTGGTCTGCTGCCGTGTCTGAGTATGTGAAGAACACAAAGTTCCCCCTGTATAAAGATAGTTTTTGGTCGTCCAGTGCGACAATCGAAATCTTCGCTAAAGATTTGGATTCTAAGTACAACCTGATGGTGCGTGGTTTCACATACAACGGTAGTACTTGTTCAACAACCAAGTTTGGTTTTGAATATGATGGCACACTTAGCACTACAGGCATCCAACAAAAATTCGAAAAGGTTGATTTCACGGTTTCCAATCATGTGAAGTTCATCAAGAACGACACCAAGGTTGGTGCAGCCGAACGTGCAAAGTACCACTGGCGTAATGAAGATGAAGATGCCAACACTGTGTATATTCTGGAACCCGTTGACAAGACAAAACCTGTATTGTTTGATGCCTTCTTCAAGGATATTTACAACCCACCAGAAGATCAGATTATGTTGGCTTCTGAACTGACAGAAAAGCCGCGTTCTGGTAGTTCGGGTGTTGGTAAAGCCGTCAACCTGTTGAAGCTCGAAGGTCGTGCTGCCAATTCATGGAGCAGCTTAATGAAGTATTCATGGCAGTCTGCTGGTTTGCTCTCGGCACTTGATGCAAAAAAGACCTATTACTACATCCCACTCAAAGGGTTTGAGTTGAAGTCTAAGTACAATTACCCACATTCTGGTGGTGATCTCGCCGGGTTGATGAAGTCTACTGGCCTCCCAGGTATCCATAACATTGATGTGTATGGTGTTCGCAAAGGTGATATGGAGACTATTGAGTCCATGAAAAACTGGATCAATGTTGAAGATCATATTGTATCCATTCTGAGCAATGTGCCAAAAGATGTTATCATGGGTGTTGCTAAAGAAGCTGTCGGCAAGTATTCATTCATGCGTTGGGATCAAAAACTGTATGGCAAGCTGAATCAGGATTCACCAATTCGCAAATTGTATGACGAATTTGCAAACGTCAAAGATGTTAAAATCAATGATCATGGTGTCAAGTCGTTGTCCAACTACTACTGCAAAAACAGTAATTTCGACCTCACTGTGTATTTGTCAAAGTACACTAAAGAGTGTGATGATATCTTGGCAAAGTATCCTATGCTCGGCCTTGTGTATGGTTATGAAACAGGTTCGCCTAAGTTGGCAGATTATGTCAACACGATTGATTTTGTAACCAAACTTCAATCTGTTTAAATTCGGATTATAGCATATTTTGATTGACAACAATTAAAGTGTGCTATATAATATTCTCTTTCACTACTCAACAGGAGTTACTATATGTCGTTTCCGTTTCTGATTCAAGGTAATAACATTACCGTTGTTATTGACAACACACCCCACACAATTTCCAAAACACACATCACCTATGAAAAGGTCAAAGAAGCTATCAAGGCTGGCCAATGGGATGTTGTGCGTGATATCATCGAGCCTAAGAAAGTTGTCTTGAACTATGGCAAAGGCAATGTCTCTATTCAAGGTGATACCTTGTTCTGGAAAGGTGAAGAATTTCACAATGCCATTGCAACACGCATGATTGAAATGCTCACAGAAGGCTTCCCTATCGAACCTTTGGTCTTGTTCATGGAAAACTTGATGCAAAACCCATCGCATCGTTCCGTCAATGAACTGTACGGTTTCTTGGAGAAGAACAACTTGCCTATCACACCTGATGGTCACTTCTTGGCTTACAAGAAAGTTCGCAAGGATTACAAAGATGTTTACTCTGGTACATTCGACAACTCTGTTGGCCAAGTGTGTGAAATGGAACGTTACAAAGTTGACGACAAAGCGGACAACACCTGTTCTTCTGGCTTGCACTTCTGTTCACAGTCCTATTTGAACCACTTTGGTGGTGAACGTATTATGATCGTCAAGATTAACCCACGTGACGTGGTGTCGATCCCAACTGATTATGACTTCTCTAAAGGTCGTGCATGTCGTTATGAAGTTGTTGGTGAAGTTGGTGCATCAACCGAAGACACCAATGCAGCTTTCACTGCACCTGTTCAATCGAACGCCGTGAACACAACTGCGGGTGAAGCCAACGTTGCATCTACATGGAAGCAAGCATGGCCAATGGCACCACGTAGCTGATAGTAACGAGGCACCTACGGGTGCCTCACTCTCAAGGAGATTGTTATGGATTTAGTTTGGCTTGTATACGGTATTTCATTGCTCGATTCTTTTGGTTTGTTTTTCCATATGGCCACTGTTGTTAGTGCTGTATCAATATCCGGTTTACTGATTTATCGTGGCGCTGAATGTTCGGTGAATTCATGGGATGATAAGTATCGAGTAGAGAAGAAGCAAAAAGATGCAGTATGGGCAATGGGTCACGTTAAGACTTCACTCAAGGTTTTTCTTGTGTGTGTGTTTATTAGTGGTATTTTACCTTCAGAAAAGACTGCATACGTAATGGTTGGTGCATACGCAACACAAAAGGTTGCTGAATCTGGTGCAGTCCAAGAGACTGGTAGTAAAGTTCTTACTATCATCAATCAGAAGTTGGACCAATATGTGCAAGAAGGTATTGATGCGGCCAATTCTGAAACCAAGAAAAAGCACAAGTGATATGAAAAAGGAATTGACTTTGATTATGGCCGGTGAGGGTGTTGGTAAAAGTATTCTTGCTGGCGGAGAAATCATGGCAGGCGATGGTGGTTACCAAGAATTTCCATTGTCTGAGTTGAGGCCATCACCGTATCGTGATATCATTCCAAAATCACAAGATGATTTGGATGTGGAATGGTTTACAGTTCGTGGACATTGGTTGATTCGCAAAGTACCTAACACCAAAGACCAATTCTATGTGAAGTGTGGTAATCCACCTGCACGTGTCTTAGAAATTTATGGGATTACAAAATGAGTGATTTTATTATCGGAATGATTATCATTGCCTGCTGTGTCGGTAGCCTATATGGTACTGTTTATGGTTGGCTTGCATTTGGGGTCTTTCTGTTGATCTCAGGTTTAATTTCAATATTCACGAAAGAAAAAAAATGAAATTGATGTTGATTCGCGGTCTCCCAGGTTCAGGCAAGTCCACACTCGCCAAAAGTTTGACTCCACATTATATGCACCGTGAGACTGATATGTTTTGGGGTCCTGACTATAAGTTTGATTACTCTCGGTTGACCGAAGCACATGAATGGTGTCTCGATCAAACACGTAATATCATGCAACTTGGTTTCTTTCCTGTTGTGTCCAATACATTCACACTCAAACGCAATATGCGTCCATACTTTGAACTTGCACGTGAGTTTGGTATTGTACCCACTGTGATTCATTGTCAAAATGATTTTGGCAATATTCATAATGTTCCGAAAGATGCACTGGATCGGATGCGGAATCAATTTGAGTATGATATTTCGGATTTGTTTGAAACGATCCAAACATATAACCAAATGGATCTCGACAACTGATGATCGAGAAAGTTAAGACATATTACGGTACAACACGGAACCTAGGTGCAGTATGCAAGGTTCGGGTAGTACCTGCATGGCGTTGTACCGAATGTGGCTTAATTAAATTTGAACGTGATGTGATGATGTTCCATAAATGTGAGGAGAATACTAATGAAGTACCTGTTAATGATTTCCGTAGTCCTGTTGACGGCGTGCGGTTCGAACCCTAAAGTTGCCGGTTTCAAAGAGCCTGAGTTGTTGAGCCGACAAGAGATCATTCAGGCAAACAAGGAATGTATCAATGCCAAGATGCGTCCCAATATTCAGTATGTTCCACAAAAGACAGAATTTGGTACATTGTCAGTACCAGTGTTGGTGAACTGTGATCCTTACACACGCTGAGGTGTAATATGTACTCAGAAATTGTGAATGTTACTGGTATCTCTCAGAGTACCATGGAAACCCTCGTACTTTCAATCATTGCGATTCTGGTTTTGGGTGTCATTCTTGTATTGTATTGGCCTTTCATCATTGCTGGCTCTGCTGCACTGTTCTGTGTGGTTGTTCTTGCAAACCATAAAGTGCCTGATGCAC